GAACGAGGGGAAGGGCATGGAGTCGACCTGGGCAAGCAGCTCGGCCGCGGTCAGGTCGCCGCCCTCGCCATTGCCGCCATCGCCCCCGCCGGCGTCCGCCTTCGGCCGCGGCGCCTCGCCGTCCCACGCCAGCACGCCGGCGTCGACCTGCTGCTGGACGTTGGCGATCTCGTGGTCCCGCAGCGCCAGGTCGCGGACCTCGCCGGCGGGGATGAGCTTGGGCGAGCCCTCCGAATAGACGAAGCGCGGCCCCGGGCTGATGTTCTTCAGGCTGGGCATGGTCTCTCCTGGTCAGAGGGAAAGGGGAGTCGGGGCCGAAGCCCCGACCCTCGGATGGCCTCAGATCCCGTCCGCGTAGCGGAAGGCCTTCGGCCGCCGGATCTCGACGCCGCCGGTGCGGAAGATGCCTGGCACGTCGAAGACCAGCGGGCCCGTCTGCCAGACCGGCAGGAAGCGGTGCGGCATGGGCAGATGCAGCTTCACCACCTGCGGGTCGCGGCGATAGGCCACCATGCGGGCGGTCCCGCCGGCGCCGGCCACCTCAAGCCCGCGAACGGCCCGGATCGTGAGCGGCTGGCCGGTGACCGCGGTGTAAGTGTTGTTCCGGCGCAGATACTCCAGGATGGTGGTCTCGGTGAGGTCGCTGCGCGGGGTGGTGGCGATGTAATCCAGCTGCGCCACGGGCAGCAGCAGCGTGTCCGCCAGCTCGACGGTCAGCGACTCCTCGTAGACCCCGGTCAGCAGCGCGTTCACGTCGCGGATGATCTGCGTCGGGGTCTTGTCCACCCACTTCGTCGAGCCACCCGCGCCGTCGTTGGCGACATTGCCGGCGGTGACGTTCGGGTCGTTGATCAGCCCGGTCATGCCCTTGGTGTTGCCGCTGGGCGGCACGCCGCGCAGGGCGATGCCGTCCATGAACTCCTCGTAGGCGCGCACCGCGGCGGCGGCTCGATCGGACGACAGGTTGGTGCCAGGGATCATCAACGCCTGGCCCAGCTCCTGGATGGTGTAGCGGTAGCCGATGGCCGCCATGTGGATCGGATGCTCGAACTGCTGCCGGTCGACATCCGCGAGCGGGACGTCCTTCGCCAGATGGCTGAACCAGTCGGCCATGCCGACCTTGTCCACCGAGAAGAACATCACGCCGGTGGCCCAGTCGTTGGCCGAGGTGTCGACCGGGATCAGGGCCGGATACTGGATGTCCGGGTACTGGATCTCATAGACCTGCGCCTCGATGCTGGCGGTCTGGGAGATGAGGAAGCCCAGCGCCTGCTGCTGAGCATCGTAGGTGAACATGGGGATTGCTCCTTCAGGAACTGGGCTTCGGGAGGGTGAACTGCCGGATCAGGCCGAAGCCGCCGGTAACGCGCCGCTCAGGCGGACGATCGCCAGACCTCCGCCGGCGGCGCTGGTCATCCACCGGGCGCCCGGGATGGCGAAATGGGTCGCGTCGGCCGCTACGCTGGACAGGACGCCGGTCGAGGCCACGAAGGTGACATCCTGGCCAGCGGTGACGCTCACCGGCACCTGAACCCAGATGTCGCCCTCGGTCAGGACGGCCATGTTGGCGTTCTGCCGGTACTTGTCGCCGTCCCGCGGGTCGAGGGTGATATCCCGGATGGAGATGCCTACGAAGCCCTCGGCGGTGGCGGAGCCCAGCACGGCGCCCTTGGCCGCGGCACCCTGGCCGACTGCAACGCCGAAGGGGATGCCGGCGGCGGTCTCGACGTTCCGGGTATCGGCGTCCCAGTTGGTCTCGTTAGCGACCTGACCCGCGACCGCCGGGCGGATGTTCTCGCTATAGGTGTTCTGCACGACGGCCATGTCCGTCTCTCCTCTGCTGAACGGTGGGGGTGCGGGCTCGATCAGGCCTTCGCGGCCGGCGCCTTCCAGGCGTCCGACAGCCGCTTGTCGCGGGCCGCGAGCGCCTCGCCGCGCTTGTCATTGGCCGGCTGCTGGTGGTCCAGCAGCGCGCCGCGGATCGGGTCGGGGCGTGCCGGACCTGCGGCCGCGCTGTTGCCCTGGGCAGCCGCCAGGACGGCGAAGGCGCCTCCGATGGCCGCGTCGTCCATGGCCTTGGCCGCCTCGTCACCGACCTTGGTGGCGACCGCGGCGCGCCGGATCTCGGCATCGGTCTTGCCGTCCACCACCAGGCTATCGCCGGCGATCTTGCGAGCGTCGCCGATGACCCTGGCGCGGGTCGCCACGGCGGCGTCGAGCTTGGCCGGGGTGATCTCGGCGTCCTTCAGCTGCTGCTTCAGGGCGGTGATCTCGCCGTCCTTGGTCGAGATGGTGGTCTGGGCGGTGGCGAGCGCCGTCTGAGCGGTCTGCAGGTCCGCGACGGCCTTGGCGAGGTTGTCCTGCAGCTTGGACACGACCTGCGCGGCCGTGTCGTTGAGGTCGACGGTGATGCCGTCGATCGTGACCTTCTGCGTGGTCATGTCGGTCCTCTCGGGTTGCGGGGTCGACCAGGAATCACCGATCCGGCAGGCCGGACCGGCGCGGGCCGCGTCGACGACGGCCAGATGGTTCGCGCGGATGCCGCGCTGGATTGCGTCGTAGGGCTCGCCGGCCTCGGTCGTACCCGCGGTCCAGTCGATCTGCGCGACGTAACCGACGCTGAGCTGGCGTTTGCCGGCCCTGACCGCGTCGATGGCGTCTTGGTCCATCAGCACCAGCGGCACGCGGACGAACTCGCCGTCACGCGCCACCTCGCCGCCGACCTGGCCGACGCTGTAGGCCTTCCAGTTCGCCGCGGTGACCGCTTCGGACGGATGGTCGAGGGTGACCGGTTTATGGGCGATGCTCGCCAGCGCATCGGCGGCAAAGACCTCGTCCGCCGGCCTGTAGACGCGCACCACCGACAGTTCAGGCCGGCCCATCTCGGAGCCGAGATAGTTCTGGATCCCGGTGCGCGCGATCTTGGCGTCCGCGACCATGTAGCCGTCGGCCGTCGTCCTGACATTGCCGAGTACGACCGCATCCGTCAGAATCAAGTGATTCTCCATCTCTATACTCGTTTGGGATGCTCACAGATGGCCGATCAGCCGAACGCGATATTTCTGCAAAACTCAAACCCAAGCCCTGGCGGAGCAAATCCGATCAATCTTCGTTGCCCGCACTGTCGCCACATGGGGGCATTCCATGGGCTAAACAATATTCATGACGCCAGCTTTGTCGGAAATTTCGAAGGAAAGGCCGTACCAATTACTTTCGGTATTCGGAAATGTCCAAACCGTGATTGTTCTGGTCTCGTTTTTGTGTCTGCAATATCTGGAAAGGTCGCAAGATGCTTTCCGCCGGAGATCATTGATTTTGACGCAACCAACTTGCCGGACAATATACTCCGCACCCTTGAAGAATCGATTTTGTGCCACTCTGTAGGAGCATACCGAGCGTCAGCACTTATGGTCCGCCGCGTGCTGGAGGAACTGTGTGACAACAAGGGAATTACCGGAAAGGACCTTAAAGCACGCTTGTTGAAGCTCGGTGAAGGCAACCTCATCCCTCCCGAATTATTCGACGCCGCCGACGAATTGAGAGTACTCGGAAATGATGCAGCCCATGTGCAAGCTAAAGAATACAACGATATTGGAGAGCGAGAGGCGAGTATTGGTATCGAATTGACAAAAGAAATACTCAAATCAGTCTATCAGCTATCTTCTCTTCTCGACAGGCTCAGGTCCTTAAAGAAACCTTGATTATAGCCCGATCCAGGGCTCACCCTTGCAGTCGCAGCCCGGCAGCTGGCCAGGCCGGTCGCCAGCCGGGATGTCCCGCCGGCGGAAGACCTTGACGTCTCGAGCGAGATGCCAATGCCGCGGATGCCTGCTGCCGCTGTGCAGCGAGCGGAAGCGGGCCTAGCTCAGCCTCGTCCCGGCCCATCCAGGTCGGCCGAGCTTGCTGCATTGGGCCCGCTGCCCTATATTTCTGAGGTGGGGCGGCGTCAGCCACGCTGCGTTTCGGACGTTTTGCCAAGGCGAAAGCATGTCGGCCCCGTGGGCCGCCCCACCTTGCCTCAGCGCTTCCACATTGTCTTGACCTGCAACCCTTTCCGCTTGGGCTGCATCTCCTCGACCAGTGTGTACGTCACGCCGCCGAGACGCTTCTGGTAGACGATCGTAGGCAAGGCTCGGCCCTTGGTCGTGCCGCCGATCATGATCCTGTCCGGCCGCTCGACGATCGACCGGATGCGCTTGAAATCGCTCCGCGTCACCGCGATCTGACCGCGGGCCCGCTCCGACGAGGCCACGCCGTGGTCCTTCAGGATCTTCCGAACCTCGTCGGCGCCCAGCTTCCGTTTCCAGCCCGCCACATTCAGCCCCGTCGCGAGCCGCACGGCCTCGGCGTTCCTGACCGGACCGAAATGCAGCCTGGCCTTGCTGCCAGTGTTCGCGACAGCGGCGTCAACGAATGCCTTCATCCGCTTGCCGCCAGGCCAGCCCATCGCCAGAGGCGTCCGGTGGCCGGCACCAGTGGCGATCCACCGGCCATGCGGTCCGCGAGGCTGGTTCGGGTTGTAGTGGCCCCGGCCGCCCTTACCGCCGCGCGCGCGGCCGCGCCGCTTGTCCTCGACGAAAGGGCGATCGGCGTTCGGCCCACCTCCGTCCGTCGTCGGCTGCTGCTGTTCCGTGGCCGGATCCGTCACCGGGTCCGGCTCCATCCAGTCCGGCTCCTCGAGCTGGCCGGCCTTATACTCGGCCATCGCCGCCTCGATGCCGGGATAGACCCCGTCCTCCGTCAGCTGATTGGGCACGATCTTGGCCAGCACCGGCGGCGGAAGCATTTTGTCGCGGGCGTAGATGTCGGTCGTCTGAGCGCGCTTCAGCGCCACGTCGGCCCGCTCTATCTCCGACAGCCCCCAGAGCGGAGTCCATTCATAGTGGATCTCCGGCGGCCTGGCGCCGAGCGCGCTCATGATCAGCGCCTCGTCGAGCCGGCCCAGTGCCGGGGTCAGCGTGACGTTCTGCTCCGCCGCGATCCGGTCGTAGTAGTTCCGGATGTCGCTCTCGCCCGTGGCGTTCATGCCGGCGGGCGATTGGCCCAGCAGCCGGGTTGCCGGGATGTCAGCGGCGCCGGCGGCGATCTGCAGATAGCGGTCCAGCACCTCCGGCAGCTGGGCGAATGAGGTCTGCTTCCGGTCCCACTCCTCCTCGCCGTCCAGCACGAGGGTGTTGTTGATCGACTTCAGCGTGTTGGCGAGGGTGAACCGCTCGACCAAGCGATTGGCGTAACCCTCGGTGCTCAGGCTTTCCGAGAGGCGCGGGATCTTGATCACGTCGACCTTGGCCTCGTGGATCAGGGAAGCGATCCCCTGCGCCGTCAGCCCGGCATGGTGCACCGCGTCCCAGACCGCCTGCAGGATGCTGTCACCCCAGCCATCGACGCCCTGCAACTGCTCGTCCGGCAGCTCGGCGCCGATCAGGCGGACAACTCGGCTCGGGTGGATTCGGACCGTGCCCTTGCTGCTCGAGGAGACCTGGTAGTAGCTCGGCTCCATGAAGGTCGGCGACAGCACATCCCGGTCCAACTCGCCGGCGGTGATCTCCCACCGTGACATGGCGTGCAGGTATCGCAGGCCGCCCTTCCCGATCGCCGGCAACGGCCGCGCCGGATCGCCGTCGCCCACACCCAGCACCAGCGCCGAGCCGCCGTACAGCCGCGCCAGCCGGAGCGCGCGGTTGACCTTGCGGCGCACGTCGAGCCGCTTCTCTTCCGCCTCCAGGGATTCGATCTGGTCGTCCTCGGCCTGCCAGGCTCGCCACTCGCGGGTCATATCGAAGGGCGGGACGTCGATGATCTTCCGGGCAATCCAGTCGCCGCGGTACGCCGCGTCGAGCTGACCCTTGTCCCGGCAGATCAGCGCGAACCGGTCAGACGCGAGCTTGTCCTTCGACGTGAAGAGCCCCGCGACCAGGTTCGTGAGCGTGTCCAGCAGGATCAAGGTCGCGCTCCTCAGACCCAGCTCATGGAGCTGTCATAGGTGTTCCGCCGGATGCCCTCGACGGCGTATCGGAGGGCGTCGATCACATGGTTGTGCTTGTCGGCCAGCACCGGCAGCACGTCGCCGGTCTGGTCGTCGACCTTCCAGCTGTAGTACGTGAGCTCGTCGCTGGTGTGCCGGCAGTCCGGGTGGACGAGGATGTCGTAGCTCTTCAGGAACTCGATCCCGTCCTCGACCGAGCCTGGCCCCTTGGCTGCCGGCCGGACGTTCCCGAAGCCGTGGCGCTGCATGTAGTCGATGGTCTCCGGCCGCGCGCTGTCGGCTGTGATCGGCCAGCGGCGCGAGCCGGGGAGGGTGTCGAAGAGCGCCGGCGTCCGGTCGATCGAGCAGCCGACCTTGTAGGCCTCCCGGTCGACGAACAGCGTCCGGCCTTTCGGGTCAGCGATCGCGCGGCCGTTCTCCAGCCGACCGATGAAGCTCCGCACCAGCACGGTCGGGTCCACGCTGAAGCCCCAGTCGGCGCCGAACAGGAAGCGGGCGTCAGCCGGGGTGTCGAACGCCTCGACCCGCCAATTGTGGAAGACACGCGCCTCGCTGTTCCGCAGGTAGTCGCCGAGCCAGATGTGCGCGTACTTCTCGGGATCGCGGCGCCGATCCCACTCCATGTCCTCCCTCAGCACCTCGGGGAACCAGGGGTTCGAATCCCAGTTGGCCTGGCGGACGATCGACCGCGGCGGCGGGCCTGTCTTGCCGCGGAACATGGCGTCGACCGGGTCGGTCTCGTACTCGGGGTTCCAGGTGAACCAGATCTCCGACCCGGGCTTGCGGATGGTCGGGATCAGCAGGTCGAGGCTGCGCTGGCTGACCTTGTTCGCCTCCTCCACCCAGGCGATGTCGATGCCTTCGGTCGACTTCACCGCGTCGGCATTGGTCCGCAAGCCGGCGAACAGGAACAGCGACCCGTTGGCGCCGCGGATCTCGGTGTCGGTCGACGAGAAGAACCTCCGGAACCCAGCGGCCTCGATCTTGTCGTCCAGGAGCCGCTTCACCGAATCCCGGATCGACTTCTGGATCTCGCGGGCGCACAGGATGCGCAGCGGCCGTTGCCGCGCCCGGATCACCAGCGCCATGGCGAAGCTGTGCGACTTTGCCGACCCTCGCCCTCCATATGCCGCCCGGTACCGCGCCTCGCGCTCGTCGAAGAGGAAGTCGAAGGCGTCCGGAATCTGAATGGTCGGCATTGACTCTCTGAACGGCCAGGCGGACCCTATCCCCATATTCAAGGGAGGATTTGATGTCCGACGATAAATCGAAGCGCGGACCACAGGATCGCCGCCTCGTGTCCGACGAAGAACCTTATGAGGTTTCCTACTTCGCGAAGAAGCACGGCCTCACCACAGCCGAGGCCCACAAGATCATCAAGGAGCACGGCCCGAGCCGTGCGAAATGCGATTCCGCAGCCAAGCAGCTCAGGGTTCTGAAGAAGATGTACCCGTCGTCGACCTGACGAACTCGACGCGCAGCGTGCTGTCCGTCTCGATCGGCCCGCCGCCAGGTCCGGTGTGCTCCACCCGCTCCCGGAACATGCCGAGGTGCTTGCCGAGCAGCTCCAGCGCCCTGTTCGCGCCAGCGTGCTGGAAGGTGTACTCGCCGGTTGGGTTGCCCTGGCTGTCCTTGACCGGTTCGTGCTGCATCGAGCGCTCCACGACCTCCTGCAGCCGGTCCAGGACCCAGTCCTGGGTGATCTGCGTCCGCTCGGAACGCGCCGCCTGGGCCGCCGCAATCGCCGTGGCGACCTCAGGCTTGTCCAGCAACTCGCATGCCGTCTGTTTCGCGCGCCGCTTGCTGTACCCGGCGCGGATCGCGGCTTGCGTGCCGTTCAGGTCGACCAGATACTCGTCGATGAAGCGGCGCTCCTTGGGGGTGAGAGCCATGGACTGGGACCATATTCGCGGGGTGCGGTTCGCAGATGTGCCGCCGCCCTCGGATTGGCCGGCTGGCGTCAGGCCGATCTCGATGCCTGGGCTCAATTTGCTCGGGGTCGACGAAACGCGGGGACGCCTCTACTGGGATGGCAAGGAGGTCGTCCTTCGCAGCCGCATCAGGCTTGGCGGCTGGGAGTTGTTCTGGCTCGGGCTCGCTTCGATCTCGACTTTCGTGGGCGCTGTAGCGGCCGTGGCCGCGCTCGTCTTTGGCAAGTGAAAAGCCCGCCGCGGTTTCCCGGGCGGGCTGCAGAGCCAAATCGGCCAATTAACCTTTTCATCTCACGCGACTGTTTTTCGCGTCAAGAACAATATGCGGTGGGCAGTCACCCCGCCCGCCGCAACACCTCGCGCCGCTCCTTCATCGCGTCGATCACGGCGGCCGAGTAGTGGTCCGCCAGGGTCAGCAGCCCGACCTTCAGGATACCGGTCAGCTCGCGTGGGTGCTGCTCGGTCGCCTCGCCGATCTCTGCCAGGTCGCGGCCCTCGATGCAGACCGAGAACACCACCGGCGCCAGCCAGCGGCCCAACGCGCCGAGTGCCATCCGGTACCGCGTCACCGCGGCAATGACCTCGACCGGGTAGCCGGCCGATCGGATGCCGCAGTCGACCCGCTCGGCCAGCTCGTCGACCTCGCGGGCGCCGAGGATGCCGACCTCGTAGTCGCCGAGCAGGATGTCGCCCGCGGTCCACATCACGCCGTCGATCGACTTCCGGGCGTGCAGCCGGTCCAGCGGCGACTGGACCTTGCGGATGTGCTGGCCGGCCCGGGCGGTCTCCAGGACAGCGATCTGCGTCCCGTGGATCAGCGCCCGCCACTCCGCCGGCTCCAGGGCAGCCGACCGCCGCACGGCGTCCTGCTGGGCCCGCTCGATCTGCGCGCACCGCCGTTCCACCGCCTCGACCTTGCCCTTCAGCTCGGCCCACCACAGGTCGCCAGGCACCATCGTCCGCATCACCGATCCCTCCGCCCGTAGAGCCG